GAATTGCTGATAAGAAAAAAGAATTTGGTATTAAGGGTGGGACAATGACTATCCCTGGTTCTAGTATTAGCACGGTTAGTCCTGCAGACCACGAAGATTCCACTATTAATCCTTCTGGAGGAAACTACGGTAATAGCATTTTAGGAAAGGTTAGTCCTACTGCTGGAATGTTTGGTGAAGATGTTTATGGTAGGCATAGAGTTGGGTCAAGAGCATCTGGTGCTCAGAGTAGTGGTCGTAGTGGTAGCGATAACACAGCAGGTAGAGGAGGTGGAGCAAGTAATGTAAATAGAGCAAATGGCGCTGCAACTGTTGGTACTGGTGCAGGAAGTACAATTTCTCCTTCTGACAGAAGAGAGAAAGCACAACTGCAAGAAGCAACACAACAAAGAAATATGGCTCGTCAGATGATGAACCAGAAGACCCAAGAAATGATTAGCACCGCTTTAGATGCAGTTGGCAAACAGAATGGTGCAAATGCACAAGTGATTGCACTAGCACAACAAACTATTCAACAAGTAATGGCACAATCTCAACCACCAGCACAACCTCAATTTATTCCTACTGGTAATGCTGGTGGAGGAGGTATTTCTGCTTCTGGTATTGGTCGTGCCATTGGTGGCAATGTTGGTGCTGCTGTTGGTGGTGCTACTGCTTCTATCCTAAATTCTACTAATAATCCTCTGCGAGGTATCTTCAGATGACAATTAAGAGGCAATCTGCTGGTGATATTGACCTTAGTGTTAGCATTTGGCGCGATGGTACTCGCTTGGAAAATAGTGATGGTAAATGGGATTTAAAAGAGTACGTTAGATCTTTTGAAATTTTTGAATTAATCAGTTCTTCTACTATTGAAGCACAAATAGTCATCGAAGACGCTGGTGGTTTAATTGGCACTATGACTGGTTCTGAAGTATTCAAACTTCAAATCAGGGGGTCTATTATTGATAGAAGTTTTTATATGCGTTCGTATGAGATTCACTCTCGTTCAAGAACCAATCAGAATAATGACATTTATATGGTCAGTTTAGCATCTGACGAGTTTATTAAAAATGAAACCAGTAATGTATTTGGCAATTCTACAGTTCTTTTCAAAGACACTGAAAGTTCTAAAATTATTGAACAGTTAATAACTAAAGATAAAAGATTTCTACAAAGTAGCAAGAAACTGTTTGCTGAGGAGACTTTAAATCAACACACATTTGTTGCTCCTAACTGGAGAGTTTTTGATACAATTTACTGGATTTGTCAAAGAAGTATTCGCAAATCTCAAACAAGCGGAACTTTTCAAAACGGATTTGCTTTTTACGAAAATGCATTGGGATATCATTACAAGTCAATCGATAAGTTGATTGATGATATCAATAACCAAAAACCAGATAAAGATACTAATCCCAATACTGGTGAAGCAAGATTATATTCATATTCATATAGTCCAAAGAGTACGGACAGTGGACAAGATGACCAATTTAGAATTGACAAAGTAGTATTTCCAAAGGAAAAGAATTATCTAATGGGACTAAGACATGGTACTTGGTCTGGATTTAGTATGGGATTTGACCCCGTTAGTATTTCTCAATCTAAGATGGGATTGAGTACGGATATGTCAATAGATGCACACCGTTACAATATTAATGACACTTGGAAAAAAATGTCTCACCTGAAAGGTGGGCAAAATAAAAATCCTATTGAAGTAATGGATAAGCAAATGCAATCTTTAATTTCATATCCAAAAAGAGTCAGATACTCAATACTTCCCAATCAGAATTTTGATAAAAACTTTTCTAATAATCCTCAGAAAAATTACGAGCAATTAGTAGAACTTCAGGCATACCAATGGATGAGAATGGAGTCTTTGAAACAAACTAGACTGCAAATTTCTGTACCAGGCAATTTAGATTTATATGTTGGGTGTGGAATTGAAGTAAGTATACCAGGAAACTTTAAAGCTGGCAATAGCACTAAAATAGATAAAAGATATAGTGGAAGATATCTTATTGTGGGCTTGACACACAAGGGAGATACGACTACAATGAACACTGAGATGGTTCTGATGAAGGACTCGATCATTTGAGCTAGCTCAGATAAATAATAATGTAACAGGAGGTACTATGGACAGTATCGAACAACATATAGAAAAGGACAAAGACATTCTTCAAGACCCGACAATTTCCCCTCAACAGCGCAGACACATTGAGGGTGAGTTGGAAGAATTGGAAGCATATCACGAAAGACATCCCGAAGACCATCACGATCCCAATCCACTTGAATTGTATTGCGACGCAAATCCATCCGAACCTGAATGTTTAGTTTATGACGATTGAAGATTATATTATTGGTCATTGGTCTAATAAAGCACAAGCACAATCAAACCCAACAACATTTGCTTCTGTAGAGATTGTATGGAAGGTAATTGATGGTGGGTTTGAATCGATGAACTATAAGAGGTCAAATCCAAACGAACCTTATAGAAAAAAGAGGCATAAGTTGGAGCATATTTCAGACACTGAAGTTATTATGCACAACTATCATTTGGACTGGACACCGCACCAAGAATGTGATATAATACTTACGTTCGATGGTCAAGCATGGCACGGCAAGTTGCTTGGCAACGAATGTAGGGGTTATAGAGGTAACCGAGTCGTATCCGAAATCCATCTCTATGGAAACAAACTACATAGTATGGACCAAGGATACGATGAGGATAACAACCTTGTTTGGGGTAGCACCCAACTCTACAAGTTTGTGCGGATGTAGTTCAGCGGTAGAACGCTATCCTTCCAAGTTAGATGTCGTCGGTTCGATTCCGATCATCCGCTTCGGGCGATTAACTCAGCGGTAGAGTGCCTCGTTTACACCGAGTATGTCGGGGGTTCGATCCCCTCATCGCCCATGTTCAATCTATTACTATGAACACTACTCTTTGGAATGCTATTCTTGCAGGTGCTCTTTTTGGAGCAGCACATGGTTTAGCAGCAAAAGCAGAACCCAACATCAAAGGTTATTACACCATGGATGCTATGGGATGTATGATTCTGCGAGAATGTACCGAAGGGGTTGTGCAAATCAAGAATGCTAAAGATGTAGGCAAATACTACAAAAAGATGGGAATGATGGACCCAGTGTATACTGAGTTCAATGAGATGATGGCAGCACTAGACAAGATTGGTGTCAAGGTATTCATCGCACCCGAAAAGTATTTCCCTCCTGGTCATCGTGGTGTCTACCATACTGTCAGCAATAACTTTTATCTTAACGCTACACTTGTCAGACGTTATGGTACATTGATGAGTGTAATGCGTCACGAAGGATGGCACGCTGCACAAGATTGTATGGCAGGTTCTATCAAGAACTCTATGATTGCAATCATTCACAATGAAGAGGATGTTCCCCCTCTGTGGCGTGAGATTACGGAAAAGACTTATCCAGCATCTGCAGTTCCCTGGGAAGCAGAAGCAATGTGGGCAGGTAAGACTGCTGGTATGACACAGAAAGCACTTAAATCTTGTGCTGCTGGAACTATGTGGACTGATTATGAAATCACTCCATTGACTCGTAAATGGTTGGAAGAAGAGGGATACTTAAAGAAAGATTGAGTAATCCCAAAGATATTCTTAAGAACACTTGTTTTGTCAGCAAACACAGATAAAATAAAGTGTACTTCGGAAACCTTCAATGTCTTATCAGTCGGTTCGTAATCAACTTCTCACTGCTGACGAATGGAATGAATTGAATGCATTGCGTCAAGCAATCCAAGAAGGTCCTGCTGCTGTACATCCTTCTAAAATGGAAAAGTTTACTGAACTGCTAATTCGTTCTCAGTGGAATAAGAGTGAATAAATAAATCGTAACGATAAAATGTCAAAATGACTATTGACGGTATTATTAACGAACCTACAGTAAATTTCGTCGGTAAAGATGGATTTTATTGGTGGGTTGGTGAAGTAGAAGATAATCAAGACCCTATGGGACTTGGAAGAGTCAAAGTCCGAGTTCTCGGATATTATACCAATGTAAGGGGAGGCACAACAACTGACCTTCCTAAGGAGCATCTCCCTTGGGCAACTGTACTCCAACATACTTCTCAATCGGGTAATGATGGTCAAGGCGATAGTTCTGGTCAGTTACAACCAGGCGCTATTGTCATGGGTTTCTTCATGGATGGTGAAGAAGCGCAGATGCCAATTGTTATTGGTGTAATGCGTGTAAAAAAATCTTCAGATACTGCAGATAAAAAACAATTTGCTTTTACTGGAGAAGAAATTGAACCAGGTCTTGCCCCAAACATTGCATCTTTGACTCCTGGAGAGTCGAATACAATGAAGAAAGGTTCTTTTAAAAGAGCTGGTGATACTAATACTGTCGCTTTACCTGGTAAAGGTCCTGCTGCAGATAGTACCAATTCAAACTCAACTAGTAGTTCATCTAGGACAACTGCAAAAACTGGTGGTCCTGGTGCTCCAAGTAATATTGGTAACGCTCCTGGTGTTGCTGGAAGTAGTTCTAATGCAAGCAAACCAAGAGAACCGAGAAAACCTATCCCATCTGCAAATGGGGTTGGCGGTCCTTGGAAGATGTTGGAATATAAGTTAAGTTATCTTCTGGAAGATATTGCTGATAGTGCTGCAAACCTAGTGAAGGAAGAAAATGGAGATTTCTTAGATGTAGTCTCTGGTAAAATTGTAAAGGCACAAGCATTGACTGCAAAGTTGCAGAACTTCTTGGGAGCTGTTTTTACTCAAGTTGTTGCTGCAATCCGCCAATCTCTTTCAAACTTAGCAGAACAGTTAGAACTGGTAAATCTCCTTGGTGGTGCTACTGGTGCTCCATATATTATTTTTACTGCAGTGCAGCAGGGTGTAACTACCATTCTCCAATCACTCTGTAATATTGATAGGCAAATCATCGGATTCATTCAAGACCCTATTGGAACTGTTATTGGTTTTGTTGAAGGATTCCTTGAGTCTGCTATCGATAAAGCAACAATGGTTTTTCAGAGCGTTCAGGCAGTTATTGATAATATTGTTTGTAATGTTCAAAGTTTGCTTGGTGATGTTTTGAAAATTGTAGATACTGTTTCTACAATTGTCAAAGGTGTAAAACAAGCACAAGAAATTATTGAGGCATGGAAAGAAGGTTCTGGCATCTATAGTACAGCAACAGACTTAGTTCAAAAATCTGCTGATGCAATCAAGAGTATTACCAGTCTGATTGCTCTGTTTATTAAATTTGCTGCTTCTGGTTGTAATCGTCAAGCAACTGGAGGAAGAGATACTGTTGGTTGGTATCCTCTTTATGGTGTAACACATTGTACTCCTGAAGAACTTGCTAAGTTTGATAACCTCAGAGGTTCTAATAGAGGTTCGTGTGGGGACAATGGTGGCGGCGGTAGTTTGATTGACTCCATTTTCAAAGAAGCAGATCCGTATTTAACTGCTGCTAAGACTTATCTTGATGGTTCTTATGAAATGTACGTCGGTACTCCTGGACGTAGAGCATCAGTCAAGAGAGATGCTGCAGGTAATGTTGAGACTGCTATTGCTACCAACGAAGAAGAACATGCAGAATACAAGGCAAGAAAGGCATTTAGAGAAAAGCATCCTGACGCAACTCAAGAAGAGGAAGACGCACAGGTAGAGGCACACGTTAAAAAGACAACCAACGGACAAGGTAATACAGGCACTTTCTCTGCGGTTCACAAATCTTTTAACGGAAATAAAACACAAGAAGTTCACGGTGATGATTGTAAACTTGTTGATGGTGATTTTGACAGAACTATTGATAATGATTTCCGTCTAAATGTTACGGGTGATTTCCATCTAGTAGTTGGTGGAGGATTCTTTGTTACTGCTACTGGTTCTCCAAAGGTTGTTAATAAGAAAGGGGAAAAGCAAGATGAAGCAGTCCAGAAGCATACGATGTGCTTCCATTCAGATTTAGATATTAACTGTTCTGGTGCAAAGTTTACAGTTCAGGGTGCTGAGTGTGATATTGCATCAACTTCTACCAAAGTTACTGGTAGTCTTTTTGAAAACTCTGCTTCTCAACAAACTTATGCTGGTGCAGAACTTATTCTTTCGGGAAGTAATACAATTGACATGAGTGCTCCATCTCTGTATCAATTTATTAATGTTCCTGCAGTGATGCCAGTTGTTAAATCTGGTATTACTAGTCTGGTTGGTGGTTCTGTTGATACTATTCTTACCCCTGGCGCATCTTCGGATGCTATTCCTAGATACACTGTTTCTAACCCTGCAGGACCTATTTCGCAAACCTGTGGTGCTACAGGATATAATTTGAATGTTTTAACTGGTGCGTATAATGTTAATGTTGCTACGGGATTAGGAAACATTAACGTTGCTGCAGGTTCTATGACCATCAACTGTGTTGCTGGTGCT